CCCGCGACTTCCAAAACGGACACATCGACATCCTCATCGCCCAAATCACCGCAGCAGGAGTAGGCCTCACCCTCACTAGAGCCAGCGAGGCGCTCTTCGTCGAAACCGAATGGACACCCGCAGCCGTTGTCCAGGCCGAAGACCGCATCCACCGAATCAGCCAAACCCACCCCGTCACTATCACCACCCTCCTCGCCGAAAACACCCTCGACGAACCCATCCACCGCGTCCTCCAAGAAAAAATCAAGGTCCTTGACCAACTCACTCCCGGCAGCGACCACCACGTCACCGACCAGCACGCCAACCGGCGAGTAACAGACCTCCTCGAGGTCATCGCCGAAAGCTTCCACACCCAACTCAAGAAAGGACTCGCCCAATGAGCCCACGCAACCGTCAATCCGCCAAAAAAGCCGGCACCACATTCGAACGACAAGTCGCCGACTACCTCGCCCAACACGTCGACGACCGAATCGACAGGCGAGCAAAAACCGGTAGTAAAGACCGAGGCGACATCACAGGCTTACGACACTTGGGCGAACGAATCGTCATCGAATGCAAAAACACCACCCGCCTCAACCTCGCCGGCTGGATGAACCAAGCCGAGATCGAACGAGGAAACGACGACGCCTTAGCCGGCCTCATCATCCACAAACGCCACGGCAACAACCAACCCGCCGACCAGTGGGTGACCACCACCCTCAGGGAACTCACCGCCATGCTCAATGGCTACCGAGAGGAAGATGACGAATGAACGACACCCACAACACGTGCCCCATCACCGGCGAACTCCTCCCCCCAGGAGCCACCATCAGCGCAACCGCCATACGTTGCCTCACCACCGCCGTCTCCGACCTCCCCAGCCTCATGAGCGAAGTCGACTACGCCCTTGCCGGCCTCAAAAACGGCAACACCACACACACCAGCGCACTGCGCGACCCCATCAACCTCCAACTCCTCAACGACATCGACGAAATGAAAGACGCCCTCCTCATATGGGCTACGGCGCTCATAGCCTACACACAGCCAGGCCTCCGGATACCCAATAGCTGGCGAGCCGTAAGGCAAGCCTTCACCTCTCACGCGCCCAAGGTCACGGGGTGGATCGAGGCCCCCGCCATGGTTGACGAAGTCTGCTACGCCATACACCGACTCGAAACATTGGCTTCCCCTAAACACGAGACACGTATTTACGCTGGCAAATGCCCGGCGTGCGGGAGCGACGTCGAAGCCCGGCCAGGAGCCGAAGTAGCCGAATGCCGCGAGTGTGGGGAAGAAATCCAGGTCGAGGCCTCAAGAAACCTCATGCTAACCCACGCGCTAGACATCCCCGTCTTCGCCTCCCGGGCGCGCACCATTGTCGAGGCAATCAGCAAAGTACAAGTGAAGGAAACAACGTTCCGTTCCCATGTTCACCGGGGCAAAATAAAACCGGTTGGATATGAAGGAGGTAGGCCCTTGTATTTGCCGTCGGACCTGTTAAAACTCGTGAAGCCAATGACGTGATTTTCACGGTGCAACGGTGTATTGTGATACCAGTGGTAAAGACTGCAAGAAGCCCCCTGGGAGTACCAAACCCCCGGGGGCTTCTCCACACCCAGGGGAGGGGGGGGTACCCACCGTGGCAACCTCCCGAACCGGCACCACCAGCCACAAACACTGGCGAACCCAAATCCTCAACCGCGACCGCAACCAAGGCATCACCCACTGCCCCCTCTGCAACACCCCTCTCGACTACACCACCAGCCGACAACCCAACAGTGCAGAACCTGACCACATCATCCCCCACGCCAACGGCGGCACCAACACTCTAGAAAACGGACGCACAATCTGCAGGCGCTGCAACCAACGCCGAGGCGCACTAACCGGACGCAACACAGCTAGAAAACACGCGAAACAAACCCACTACACCACGCTAGACAACACCAAAAACTGGTAACATAGAAACATGTTCAAAGGCCTCTAAAACAGGCCTGACGAGCAACCTGAAGACGATCCGCCTGGGAGAGGTAGGGGCCCATGCCCCTCCCCCTCCCAAGTCGGCGCACCCCGACGTGATAGCGAAATATCTCCCCGAATTTTTTTCCACGTGACCATATGCGAAGGCGCTGAGGGGAGGTGAATTCCCCGTTGGATTCTGCTGGAACGATTTTTGAGGCAGCGCAAAGCGGCAATCAAGAGGCAATGCTGGTTGCGACCCGTGATCGTATTGCCCTCACGTTGGACAACCCGGATACCCCTGCTCGTGATCTTGCGTCCCTTTCCAAGCGGCTGATGGAGATTAGCCGGGAGATTGAGAAACTGCAGGCGGCTGAGGAAGAAGAACATGGGGGTGGCTTTGACTCCCGTGAAGACGTCCCGTTCGACCCCTCGACTGTCTAAGGTTGCTCGCCACGTGTGCGTCCCTAAGGGGATTGTGTGCACGGGGTGGGGCGCGGTCGAGGCAAAGATGGCAAAGCTGGGGATCAGCTTTGATGAGTGGCAGCGCGGTCTTGGTTCTCTTGCTTTGGCTAAACGTGAGGATGGGTCCTATGCGGCTTCTGTTGGTGGCGTCGTGGTCTCTATTCCTCGCCAGACCGGTAAGACCTACACGATTGGCTGGCTGATTTTTGGCTTGTGTTTGTTGTTCCCGAACACGTTGGTGATTTGGACGGCGCACCGGACGAGGACGAGTGCTGAGACGTTTGCGTCCATGCGGGCGATGAGTGAAAAACCCAAGGTCGCGCCTTTTATTCGTACCTCGCGCCAGGCTAACGGGCAAGAGGCCGTCATGTTCCGTAATGGGTCGCGTATTTTGTTTGGCGCTCGCGAGTCGGGGTTTGGCCGTGGGTTTGCCAAGGTGGATGTTTTGGTGTTGGACGAGGCGCAGATCCTGACTGAGAACGCGATGAGTGACATGGTGCCCGCCACTAACGCTGCGCCTAATGGTCTGGTGTTTTTGATGGGTACGCCTCCTCGGCCTAAGGACCCGGGTGAGGTGTTTACTTCGCGCCGTAAGGACGCTTTGCAAGGCGACGCTGACACCTTGTATGTGGAGTTTTCTGCTGATCCTGGTACTGAGCCTTCTTCGTGGAAGAACGGCCGGTTGGATTGGAAGCAGATCAGGCGGGCGAACCCCTCTTACCCGCATCGGACGAACAAGAACGCGATTATGCGTATGCGCAAGCTGCTTGGGTCCGATGAGAACTTCAAACGCGAAGCGCTGGGCATGTGGGATCCGGAGGCTGAAAGCCTGGCGGCGATTCCGTTTGAGGCGTGGAAGAAGGCGCGCAAGACGAAGATTAAGAGCGGGCAGACGCAGTCGTTCGCGGTCCGGTTCAGCGTGGACGGGTCGCATGTGGCGCTCGCGGCTGCCTCCAAGGTCGACGATGAGACGGTTCTGGTCGATGGGGTGCGTGTTGCCTCAGCGTCGGACGGCGTGGATTGGCTGGTTGATTTCCTTGCCGATCCTGAAAGGCTGGCTCGGACCCAGCAGATTGTGATCGAAGGCAAGGGTGGGTCCGCGTACCTGGTGGATCGATTGCGGGCGGCGAAGGTCCCCGCGAAGGTCCTCATCACGCCCACGGTTGAGCAGGTCATCGGCGCGCACTCAATGTTCCTCGAAGCCGTGAAAGCCGGTGGCATTGTCCACCCGGGGACAGATGAGCTTGACCGTGAGGTCTCTTGGGCGGTGTTCCGGAAGATCGGGAACGCCGGCGGGTTCGGCTGGCAAGCCCCCGAAGGCCAAACCGTTGCGCTTTTGGATGCGGCCACATACGCCCATTGGGCAGCAAAGACAAGTAAACGTAAGCCGAAGGCTACGCGCAGTAGGAAGGTGGTGGTCTTGTGATCCCCGCACCCACGTTTAAGGAATTGAGCGCAGTCGAACAAGACCAGCTCAACCGTTTGTGGAAACTCATTGCCACCAAGGCGGAAAAGAATGAGACCCTGAACGTCTATTACGACGGGCACCGCGCTTTCCGCGATCTAGGGATCTCTATCCCGCCTGAGCTGCGTAACACGCGCGCAGCCCTAGGGTGGCCGCAAAAGGCCGTCTCAGCCCTGGCACGCAAGCACGTTTTTGAGGGCTATTCACTGGCCGGGAGCCTCGATCCCTTCGAGGTAGGAGAAATCCTGTCCCGCAACGCTTTCGAGACCGAGCTCGCCCAAGCGATCACCAGCGCCTACAAACACTCTTGTGCTTTCCTCACCGTAGCCGCAGGCGACCCTAGCAGGGGCGAGCCTGAGGTCATGATCCAGGCGCGCGATGCCCTGTGGTGCAGCGCCCTGTGGGATGACCGCACACGCACGTTGCAAGCTGCGCTCGCGGTGAGCTCGTCATGGAAGAACCCGGAAGCCTTGGGGCGGCGTGAGATCGGCAGTGCGACCCTTTACTTGCGTGATTCCATCATCCAAATCGAACCCGACGATGCTCAAGCTCCGCGCCGGTGGATGATGCAGCGCCTACCCAATCCCACAGGCCGCGTCCTGGTCGAGCCCATTGTTTATGACCCGCAGTTGGGGCGGCCTTTTGGCCGCTCGCGGATCAGTCGCGAGGTCCGGTATTTGACGGATGCGGCTATCCGTACCCTGGTGCGCACAGAAACAAGCGCGGAGTTCTTCTCTTCCCCGCAGCGTTATGTCCTGGGAGCGTCTGAGGATGCGTTTAAGGACATGGATCGGTGGAGTGCGATTATCGGCCGAGTGCTTGCGCTCGCCCCAGATGAGGATGGGAAGCTGCCGGAAGTTGGGCAGTTTGCTCAAATGGGCATGGATCCCCACCTGTCGATGTACCGACAGCTAGCGCAGAACTTTTGCGCAGCAACGAACCTGCCGATGAGCGCCGTCGGACTGTTCGCTGACAATCCGGCCTCGGCTGAGGCCATGCAGGCCGCTGAGTACGCACTTTCTGACGAGGCCGAATACCAGTGGAGGATTTTCACCCCCTCACTGCGTCGCCTCGTCGAAGATGTCGTGATGGTACGCGACAGCCTGTCTGAACCACCCGCTGAGGCGTGGAAGCTCGCGATCAACTGGACCCCGGCTCGCTATGTTTCCCCGCAGGCGGCCTCCGATTTCATTACGAAGATTGCGAGCGTGCGTCCAGATATTGCCAATACGAGCGTCGGGCTGCGTAGGGCTGGGTTCAGTCAGGCTGAGATCGATCAGATTCAGGCTGAGAGTTCTCGAGCGGCTGCCGTAGGCGTGCTAGAAAAGCTAGCTGAAGCTCCATCTTCTGAAGGGAATACAGGCGTGGAAACAGCAGACATCACCCCCCCCCGGTAAATCCTGAACCACAGGTGAGCGCCGGGGAAATGAAAGCCAAATTCGAAGCCCTCGGGGTTGCTATCCGAAGCGGCGTAGACCCAGAAAACGCCGCCCAACTCCTCAATCTAGGCGGAGTGAAATTCACCGGAGCAATGCCCGTCTCACTACGCCTACCCGAAAAAGAAGCCAACGCCCTAGAAGATAAATAAAAACCGAGAGGCGGG